GCAACGTATATAACTCAATAACTGATAAAACAACAATTACATTAAATTATGACACCACTGGAATGTCAGATACTGATGTTCTTCAGATTTTTACTGAACAAGATGGTGTAGAAATTAAACCCGTTGATACTCTGCTTGACCCAGTATCTAAGTTTCGTATGTCGGAACCAAATACTCTAATCGATACTGACTTTGAATATGGTCTACAGGCAACCAAATGGGAAACTCTAGAAAGAGCAAATAATATTCCAGGATATTATTCGATTACTGGAGATACTCCTCTCACTAACATTTCAGATGTAACCACTAATGGTACCAATATTGTAACTGTGACAACTACATCACCACACGGATTAACCACTGGTATTCCTGTTGATGTTCGTGGTCTTGATAGCATCACTGCAGAAGGAACTTTCCTCGTTCGCAAAACAACTGAATTTACTTTCACATATGAAACAAGAACAGTTCAACCTGGTTCACCATCAGTTCCAGTCAGTATTAACACCGCTTATGTAACGATTACTACTGGTCGTTTTTATGTACAGGCACAGATTCCTTTTGATAACAGTGCATCCATAGATGAAGGATCAGTTGTTACTAACAATGCATCTCCTAGCACACTAACGGTTACTACTCCATATAAGCATGGATTTAAAGTTGGTGCTCCTTTCTATCTAACAAATACTCTTTCAAATAAAAAAATAAATTTCTCATCTGCGTCAATCACTTCTGGTGGTAATGTAGAAGATAGAATTTCTTATTCGCTAGACACAGGTAACTTCAACCCATATGAACCGTTCCACATGGGAACTACTCTCCGTACAATTGATGCAGCGACATCAATTTCTATAGTAAATGAAACGATTACTATTCCCAACCATGGACTTGTAACTGGTGATCCAATTACATATCTTGGTGCAACTGGTGCTCACCCAACTATTAACGCTGTTACTGCTGGTAATTTTAACATATCTGGTGGTCAACTTCCTATTTATAATAATGGTACTGCTGCTGCTGCTTCTTCGTTCTTCTATGCGTTTGTCATTGACGCCGATACTATTAGATTAGCAACAAACCCGAAGAATGCTTACAACGGTGACACTTTGATCGATTTTCAGAGTACTGGTACTGGTACTCTCACATTCTCTCTATTCAATAGCAGAGGTTATACATTACAGCAAAACATTTCTACGATTCAGACAATCAATGGTCAGTCAGAGATTAAAGTAACATTTAGTGGGAAAACAAACAAACAAATGCAGGTTTATCCTGAGCGTCAAATTACGCTTAGCGATACTGGTGTTGCTGGACTTGATGGTGTTTATGTTGTTAAAGCAACTCCTACAGCTTCAACATTTGCAAGTCAAAACTGGAGAGAAACTGATAGTTTCTTTATTATGGAAGGTCCAACAAACTCCACCGGTGGAGCTTTTAATAATCAATCTTTTAGTGCTACATATACATTATCAAATACTGCAGCAGGAACAAATACTCTTCTAAGAACAAAGATCTTCGAGAATACATTCTCTCCAACCATTAATAGTGTTAGTGGCACTACTCTTAATGTAAGTGCTATGACATCTCTAGGCGACGGAGATCTTCCAACTCGTGTTGGATCTATTGTACGATTCACTAATATTGGATCATTAACTGGTGTTGCAATTAATACAAACTATTTTATTTCTGCAGTAACATCAACATCTATTGCTATTTCAACAACACATCCCGCTTCATCTGCTGGAGTAACTCCTATTGTATTAGGCGGAACTACTGGAACTGCTGTGGTAAAAGTGTTCCGTTCTGGTGTTCGTGCTCAAATGCATGACGGTGCAACTTCGTGGATGAATCACACTCGTTGTTCTATTCATGATTGGTGTTCAATCACTGGCAAAATGTTCACTCGTGAGTGTATATTTTCTAATAGAATTTTTATCAAGAATCATGGTTTATCAAGTGGTGTTCCTATTATGTTTGTTGGAGGCGGTAACACCTGGAGTGGTGGTACAACACCTCCCGTAGAATCTGTTTCTCAATCTGCTATTTATTTTGTAGATGCAATTAATAAAGATGAAATTGAACTTCGTACTACAGAAGCGGTTGCTGGTGTTGGTCCTTACACTGGTTCTGTTGGAGCTACTAGTGTAAACTTTGTCACAGCAAACACATATGCTGGTGGCATATATCAAATTCACCCTGGTTTTACAGTTGACAGGTTCACCTCACCTGGTGGTGGTGCTGGTGGTGGTCGTGACCGTGTTATCGGTGCTTATACAAACCTCCCAGCATATATGACAGAAAAAGCAGAAATTGTTCTTAAAAATGGTACTGGTTCTTCTCTTCCTGGTTCAGTAACAGAAACTCCAAACACATATGCTAGCTATCAGAAATATTTTGCAAGAACTCTTATTAATTCTGGTCCTTCTACTGGAAGTGGCGAATTCTCTCTAACTCTTTCCGATAATGGTTCTCCAGTTAACTTCACGGCGGCACATACTACTGGTAGTGGTAGATTTATTGCTATTCGTATTTCTGAAAATATTTTCTCCAATAGTTTCTATCTACCAAATCATGGTGGTATTGTAGGTCAAAGAACTGCATATAGTATTACTGGTTCATTCACCAATGGTACTAGAGACACTCAGGCGATTTACCCAGCCACTGCAGGATTCCCTGGACCTCTATTTGATTATGTCACTGACTCTACTGGTGTTAACTGGCCAAGGGTTAATATGACTCTCACTCAACCAACTGGAACTGTGCAGGGACTCAGTAATACAGGTCAATATTACATGGTTCCCATAAATGATGATGTGTTTAAAGTACAAGCATTTGCTTCTAATACACTTCCAACTGGTCAACCAACAATTCAATTCACAATTACTTCTACTGCTCAGCAGGCAACCAGTTCTGCTTCTGGACCATTCGGTATCACCGACATGAAGTTTTCAAATTCTGCAGTTGGTAACACATTTGGTAACAGAATCTTCTTACCTATTGAGCAACAAGTATTAGTAGAAGGTGATGTTGTTCGTTATGAAACAACTGGTGCTGCAGAAGTTGGTAGCGCATATCCTGGTGCTCCTGGTCTAGTGAACGGTAACTTGTTTACCATACGAAACGTAAGTGATTTCACTCCAGTATCAACTGGTCTTTTCACAACAATTGACCACGATGCAGACGCTACTATTTTAACATTAAACACTTCTGTATCTTCAATTACTGCAGGAAATACTTTATGGACTGGTGCATATTTGAACGAGAGGTTGTTTGTTAATGCAGTTGGCCCAGGAACATTTACAATTGGTGGTCAAAGTGTAACACTAACTACTAATCAAATTCATGTTACCAGAGGATATGGCGGAACAACACCTAAAGTAATTGTTTCTGAAATCACACTATATCGTATTAATGGTAGTTTTCAACTTCAGGTTAGAGATACCGCAACTCCAAGATCTTTCTCGGTTTCCTTCAGTAGTACAAACAGTACTCTAGATAGCTGGAACTTAACTAATCACGGTTTAAGAATTGGTGAAACTGTTGCTATTTCTGCCATCGCTGGTGGTGGTCAAATTAATAATACTATTATTAACGTCGTGAATCAACCAGCTAACGCACAACTTTATTTTGCTTTTCCTGTTGATGCTAATAATTTTAAATTAGCACACTCAAGAGCTGCTGCTTTTGCTGGATTTCCGATTGATATCAGCGCCGGTAGCAGCGGGTCATGGACGTTTGTTCAATACTATGATTCTGTACCTCTTGCTTCTTCTGCTATTGGTACTCATTCTCTCGCTAATATTTCGTCTACTGGAACTATTGACGGTGGATATGATGCATCTACTGTAACTGATGTCAGAATGACATTTTCTCCTAATATAACTATCAATAATAGAACAATTACTTTCGATCCACAGAGAAATACCGATCTTAAAACTGGTACTTTCTTCTATCAAAATCATGGATTAACCACAGGAACCAGAGTAATTTACTCTAGAAATGGAAATAGTTTTGAAATTGGTAGATCTAGTGGAAATACTAATCCTCGTGCTGGATATAATGCTTTATACGATCTACAAATTACTAATGTACAAGCTTCCACACCTTCTATTGGATATGTAACTTACAATTTTGGTACTCTACCCTCCTCCCCATTTGATATTGTTCCAAATCAATCAATTACAATTTCAGGTGTAACTAGAGATGGTTCACTGGTCAATGGTTACAATGGCACTTTCAAAGTTTTTTCGTCTACTGTTTCTTCGGTAACAGTTCTAAATACAACAACGGGAGGTACTATTGCTGGAACTTCATTTGTTTCTGGAACTTATTATGTTATTCGTAAAAACCTGGATATGTTACAACTTGCATATACAAAGCAAGATGCATTGAATGGTATTGCGATTCAAAACTTCTCAGCACCTGGTACAACAAACGCTGGGCATAGTATCACAACTGCACAAGTTACTGGTGAGTCATTAGGTAATGGTTTAGCAACTATTATTGCTAGAGACATTATTGTTAATGGTTCTTCCTCTTCTGCTGTTCTACCTGCTTCGGATAGAATTGTCTCTAGTAGTCATGGTTTTAACACTGGTGACCGAGTAATTTATCAAGTTTGGGGTAATGGTAGAAATATCAATGGACTTGTTTCTGGTAAACAATACTTTGTGAACAACACCGCTGGAAGTCAACCAAGAGGTGGTGCTTCAAGTGGTCAATCTGCTAACCAGTTCTCTCTCCATAATACATGGGTGGGTGCTTACACAAACACCGACCTTGTTGATATTCTTGGAGTTGGAACAAGTACACTTCACCAGTTCAAGGTTACCAACCCAACACTCAAAGGCACTACCTTTAAAGGAGATTGGAACGCATCTGATAATTATCTTTATGGTGATATTGTTATTTACAGAAACAGTTTCTATATGTCAGTAACTGGTGCCGCTCCTCCTGGTACAACGACTGTTGTCTTCAACACCAACAACGCACCAGTTATTGATAGCGATGGTAGAGCAAACCTCAACTGGATGCTACTTCCACCACTACCAGCATACCCAACTAAATTCTTAGCTCAGTATAGAGGTGGTGATAGCGTTAAGTTATCTGGTAAAATGCCAATCAAGACCCTTGTGTTCCCTGGTACTGGTGCTGTTAGTACTACTTCTGGTATCTTTACTATTAATGGTCACGGTCTATCAACTGGAGATTGTGTTACTTATAAATTAGATGCTCAGGGTGGTTATCACCAAGGCAGCAATGGAAACTGGTCAGAATATACTTCACAGCTTCCTCAGCTACCTTATAATGGTATGACTGCTAACACCATGTACTACATCAATGTTATTGACGCAAACAATTTTACTATCCACACTTCACCTGCTGGTGCATTCATCGGTGGTTCAACTGGTACAGGGGTAGATCAACTGATTCCTACTGGTAATGGTACTGGTAGTTATCATCGTTTTGAAAAGTATGAGGGGTTTGTATTTGATATGCAAGTACTTGCAGTCAATAATGATTCTGATATGATTGTATCTGATCCATATCCAACTCGTCAAATTCAGTTCAACCCACAAACTACAGTAGTCGCTGTTACTGGATTAGCAACACCAGTAATCTCCGTCGAAAGAGATGAAATTTATATTCCAAACCACGGTTTAAACACTGGTGTTAAAGTTTACTATTCTGCTGGTTTTGGTATTGGTAATATTATTGGTAATTTAACTGAAGGTAGTGCTTTCTTCGTAATTAAGATTAACGATGATGTAATTCGTCTTGCTAACTCGCTAAGCAACGCTCTCACATTCCAGTTTATCGATATTACATCAACTGGTCAGGGCTTTAATCACTACCTGGTTGCTGCTACATACTGTTCAAGTTCATACATTCGTTATCAATCAAATGGATTACTTGTAACAGATGCTCTATCTAGTTCAAACCTGTACCTCTCACAAACAGGTGCTAATATTCGTGATGGTGTTATTCAAGCAATTCCATTCCTCTACGAAACTCAAATGTTTGTAAGACCAGATTGCCTGAACTTACATAGATCATTTGATGGTGGTGTTGAAATTTCAACTGCAAGAGCTCCTGGGATTGATATTACTAGACAGACGAGAAGATACTTCCGTTATCAATCAGGTAAAGGTCTACAGTACTCGACTGGTATTAACTTTAGTCCTTCAATTGATGTTTCTAGTATTACACATGATGGTAATACTCTTGCGACAGTTATTACAAGAAAACCACATAAATTAACGAATTCGAATAAAATTATATTAGAAAATGTTGATGTAAGTTCTGGAACAAATGCTCCATATGTGACTCCTTTAAATGGTCAGTTCTTCACTGTTGATAGCGTCATTGATGAATTTACATTCCGCTATGCGACTAATGGAGTGCCATCTGATTTAAGTCCTGCTGGATTTCCCGCACTCTTCATTTATGAGTGGACAGATGCTAAAGTTCGTGCTGGTATGTTCGATGATCAAAATGGTATGTTCTTTGAGTATGATGGTCAGCAACTCTATTGTGTAAGAAGAAATTCAACTGCACAAATGGCTGGTAGTGTTGCTGTGGCATTCAAGAGCAATGCTATTATTGGAACAGGAACTAAGTTCAGTAAGCAACTTGTTGTTGGTGACCTCGTAGTTATTCGTGGTATGACTTATAAAATTACTGCTGTAGATTCAGATACTTCTATTCACATCAGTCCTTCTTATAGAGGAACCACAAGATCAAGAATCATTATGTGTAAGGTTCGTGATCTAAGAATTCCGCAATCTCAGTGGAATATTGATAAGTGTGATGGTACTGGCGTAACCGCATTCAAGCTTAACATTCACCGTCAGCAAATGGCATACCTGGATTACTCCTGGTATGGTGCTGGCAAGGTTCGTTTTGGATTCAAGGATCAAGATGGTATCGTAACATACATTCATGAGTTTGTTCACAATAACTATGAAAATGAAGCGTATCTTCGTTCAGGTAACTTACCTGCTCGTTATCAAATTTTAAATGGTGATGCTCCAACATATGCTCCATCACTCTATCACTGGGGTGCTTCGGTAATTATGGATGGTAAATTTGAAGATGATAAGGCATATCTCTTTACAGTTGCTTCTGGTTCTTCTGGTTCAGATACTATTTCAATTCCACAGATACTTGCTGGAACTGCTGTGCCTATTCTGTCAATTCGTCTTGCTCCATCGGTTGATAGTTCACTCGTTGGTCCTCTTGGTGAGAGAGATCTTGTTAACCGAATGATTCTAAAGATGAACTCTTGTGGATTAGTTATTGGCAACACCAACAACAGACCTGCGTCGGTTCGTCTCATTCTGAATGGCAACCTCTCACAATCAGCATACTTCACCAACTATAGTCCTCCTTCACTATGTCAAATTATTAAGCACACCGGTCAGTCAGCTGATACAGTTACTGGTGGTGTAACCATCTTCGAATTCCGTGCTGCTGTAAACTCACCTGTTGCACAAGATCTAAATGAACTTGTTGAAATGGGTAACAGCATTCTTGGTGGTGATTATGTATTCCCCAACGGTCCCGACATTCTCACTCTTGCCGTTGTTCCTACGGATACAGCAGCAACGACTACATGTACTGCACGTCTCACCTGGGTTGAGTCACAAGCTTGATTCATTTCCTACATACTTTTTGGAGGGGGGCAACCCCCTCTTTTTTTATAAATACCAATAGGAAACTATTATGGACTGGTAAATGTCAGCATCAAAACCAGCGACAAGAACAGAATTAAAAGATTACTGTTTACGTCAACTTGGTGCTCCTGTTCTTGAAATCAATGTTGACAATCAACAACTCGAAGATAGAATAGACGAAGCATTACAATTTTTCCAAGAACGTCATTTTGACGGTATGGACAAAATGTATCTTAAACACACATTGACGCAAACAGAGGTAGATAGATTTAATAGTAATAATATTACCCACAACACTTCTGAAGGTGATGTGTGGACAGAACGTGGTAACTATCTGGATCTTCCAGATCATATTATCGGTGTGGAAAAAGTATTTGGAGTAACATCAAGTAGTATTCGTGGTGACTTATTTGGTATTGAATATCAAATTTTCTTAAATGATTTGTATGCATTTGGTTCTATTGACATCTTAAACTATTACATGGTTAAGTCATATATTGAGACACTTGATATGGTGCTTAATACTGGTTCTCTGATTCGTTTTAGATTTACCAAAAGAGATGGTCGTCTTTATATTGACTATGATCCTCAGATGCTCACAAAAGATAAAATTCTAATTATCGAATGCTACCGAGCTCTTGACCCAACAAACCTCGAAAAAATTTGGAATGATTTTTGGTTGAAGCGTTATACCACTGCTCTTTTCAAGCGGCAGTGGGGGCAGAATCTAATCAAGTTTAACAACGTTCAATTGCCTGGCGGTGTTCAATTAAATGGTCGTCAGATATATGAAGACGCTGTAAGAGAACTTCAAGATATTGAATCTAAGATGCTTACAGATTACGAACTACCACCACTTGACGCAATCGGATAATGGCAAAGAGTCAATATTTCCCCCAGTATGGCGGAAAAACATCAGAACAAACATTAGTTCAGGATCTTGTAGACGAACAGATTAAGCTGTTTGGGCAGGATGTTTATTATGTTCCTAAAACTATGTTAATTGATAAATCTCTTAATGATGTTATTCTTTCAAAATTTGAAGATAACGTTTTAATTGAGATGATGTTAATTAATGTAGAGGGGTTTGGTGGTTCAGGCGCAGTAGCAATGTCTAAATTTGGTCTTAGATTAAGTGATGAGATTACATATGCTGTATCTAAAAGACGTTGGATTGATTACGTAGAAACTCAAATTGATACTCGTGTTCCAAACAGACCTAATGAAGGTGATTTACTTTATGTTCCAATGACTAATAATCTATACGAAATTAAATTTGTTGAAAGAGAAGTTCCATTTTATCAGTTAGGTAAAAATTATATTTTTTCTTTAACTTGTGAGCTTGTAGAAAATGCCGACAATTACTTTAACACTGGTAATGACGTTATCGATGATTTAACTCAAGAGTCGCATGTGTTCCCAGTGTACATGAAAACTGGTGGCACTGGTGCATACATTGTTGGAGAAGAAGTAAGACAAACATATACGCCTACTGGTGGAAGTCCTGTAATCACAAAAGCAACGGTTGCTGATTGGAATCCAACAACTCGTAAGTTACGATTGACCTATATAAATGGTGTATTACAATCAAATTTACCTTTAGTCGGTCAAGAAGGCGGGGCATCGTGGGTGGTAAATAATTTCTCCACAATTGATTTTGATATCGATAATTATGATAACAATAATAACAAATACTACGAAACAACAGCAGATTCTATTCTTGATTTTACGGAGAAGAATCCATTTGGTGAATATGGAAATATGGGAGGTTCATTCTAATGTTAGGTAATCGTCATTATTATCATGAAATAATTAAAAAAAATGTAAAAGCATTTGGTACGCTTTTTAACAATATTCAAATTGAAAAAAAAGATCCAGAAACAGGTGCTGTAATTCGCCAAGAAAAAGTAGCTCTTGCTTATGGTCCCAAGAGTAAGTTTCTTGCTCGTCTTGATCAAGATCCAAGTACTGAGCGTAAAGTTAGTATCACAATGCCACGTATCTCATTTGAGATGACTGACATTTCATATGATGCTTCTAGAAAAACATCACCCATTCAAAAATATTTAAAGAAAGACGACAACAATAGTGTCAGGGTTCAATACATGCCTGTGCCTTACAATCTTCTTTTTGAATTAGGTATTCTTTCCAGAAATCAAGATGATGCTTTACAGATTCTTGAACAGATTCTACCATACTTTCAACCATCTTTCAATGTCACAATTAATCTTATTCCAGAAATGGATGAGAAAAAAGATTTGCCAATTATTTTGAATGGCATTTCGTATGAAGACGATTATGAAGATGATATGTTAAGAAGAAGAAGTATTACATATACTTTAGATTTTATTTTAAAAACATATTTGTATGGACCTGCTAGTGATGCTGCAATCATTCGCAAAGCTACCGTATACGAATCTCTTGGTGATTACAATGAGCATCGCAGAAATCTGAGAATTGATGTCACTCCACGAGCATTAACCGATCTAGATGGAGATAATGATATTGATGTAGATGATGATGCATTAGTCATGCCAGATGATGACTTTGGATTCAATGAAGGTATTACACTACTATGAACGAGTTTGAACAGACCATGGAAGATATCTTTGATATCGATATTGGACCATTAGAAAAAACTACTGAAATGATTACACAAGCAAATAATGAAGTCGCTATCGACGCCACCAAAGATTACGAATATACTAGAGGGCAGTTATACACCCTCATATCACAGGGTCAGGAAGCGGTACAAGGCGCCTTAGAGGTTGCACAGGAGAGCGGACACCCAAGAGCGTATGAAGTCGCTGTAAATGCCATGAAGCAGGTCTCAGACATGACTGATAAACTTATAGACCTTCAACAGAAAATGAAGAATCTTGGCAAGGAAGATAAGAAGTCAACACCAACAACTGTAAATAACACAATGTTTATTGGAACCACTGCTGATTTACAAAAGATGATTAAAAATGCTGGCAAGAATAAATAGAAAATAAACGGTAACTATCATGAGAATTAAACTTTTAGGAACGGCAGTAACGCTTACAACCACTCCAAACGTTGTTGCTACAACAGCAGTCGATATTTTGATCGTTCATGATGCTAGTGGTAATACTGGTAGAACGATTACTCTATACGAGAATGATGGAACAACTGTAGTTGGTTCTTACTTTAGCAATCCTGGTTCAGAGATTGTTATTCACAAGAGAGCAGACCAGAAACTCAAAGTTGATACTGGAAGTGATGTAAGAGCTACACCAATTGGATATTTCTCATGAAAACATTTAAAGAAATGAAACAGATTTGCGAGAATCACGTTGCTGTTGCTATGGGCAAGGAGATTGATGATGAGGGTGGTATGATTATAAGTCAACTTGATACGATTGATAATGCAGTGCAACGTCTTCGTGGTATTGTTCAAGACCCAAAGATGCAACTTCCTGGATGGGTGCAATCTAAAGTTACTCTTGCTTGCGATTATATTGATACTGCCGCTGATTACATGACAAGTAAGAATGAAGAGGTTGAATATGTAGACGAATCTGCTTGGACTCGCAAGGAGGGCAAGAACAAAAATGGTGGTCTTAACGAGAAAGGAAGAAAATCTTACGAGCGTGAGAATCCTGGAAGTGACCTTAAAGCACCTTCAAAAAAGGTTGGAAATCCCCGTAGGGCGTCATTCTGTGCAAGAATGAAAGGAATGCGTAAGAGACAAAAAGATAGCAATAACACTGGTGAAGATCGTTTATCTAAGGCGCTTCGTGCTTGGAATTGCTGACATTTCTACAAAAAATTATATTATTTATTACTTTGCAAACATTCGTTATGCTATATAATAGCATTACCGTCTCAAGGTAAGACACATATGGATACTAAAAATACTAAAACCTGCCCCAAGTGTGGGGCTATTTGGATTGGTGGTCAACATTTTTGGTTAGGAACTGCAAAAAAAGGAGATGAATCTGAACTTGCAAGTTTAGTGTGTGATAAATTTAAATACCAAGAATGCATCAATCCAGCACAAGGCACCACAAAAGGTGACGGGTGGGAAAAAAGATTAAATGGTATGGAAATAATAGAAAAAGATTTAAGGAGAATACATGAGTGATGCAGTATATCTTGGTAATCCTAATTTAAAAAAAGCTAATACTGCTATTAGTTTTACAAAGGAACAAGTTGAAGAATTTATCAAATGCAAAGATGACCCAGTATACTTTGCAAGAAACTATGTAAAAATTATTTCACTTGATGAAGGTCTTGTTCCTTTTAAAATGTATGATTTCCAAGAACAATTGATTACGAACTTCCACGAAAACAGATTTAATATTGCCAAACTTCCAAGACAGACAGGAAAATCTACAACTGTTATTTGTTATCTGTTGCATTATGCGGTCTTCAACGACAACATTAAAGTTGCTATTCTAGCAAATAAAGCAGAAACGTCAAGAGAACTTCTGTCACGTTTACAGCTTGCGTATGAGAACCTTCCTAAGTGGATGCAGCAAGGTATCATAGCATGGAACAAAGGTTCTATGGAACTGGATAATGGTTCCAAGATTGTAGCAGCATCCACCTCATCATCTGCTGTGCGAGGAAACTCATTCAACATCATCTTCCTTGACGAGTTTGCGTTCGTTCCAAATCATATCGCAGAACAATTCTTCTCGTCTGTGTATCCTACCATCTCATCTGGTAAGAAAACAAAAGTTATTATCATTTCTACCCCACAGGGTATGAATATGTTTTACAAACTCTGGCATGATGCAGAACGTGGAAAGAATGGTTATGTGCCTCTAGAAGTGCATTGGAGTCAAGTTCCTGGTCGTGATGCCAAATGGAAAGAAGAAACTATCAGGAATACTTCGGAAAGACAGTTTACGCAAGAGTTTGAGTGTGAGTTCTTGGGGTCGGTTGATACGCTCATCACAGCATCTAAGCTACGCTCTATGGTCTATGATGACCCTTTGCATACAAACAAAGGATTGGCGGTCTATGAAGAAGTAATACCAGACCACGATTATATCATGACGGTTGATGTATCTCGTGGAACCAACAATGATTACTCCGCTTTTGTTGTATTCGACATTACCACACTGCCTTGGAAGGTAGTTGCTAAGTATCGCAACAACGAAATCAAACCAATTTTGTTTCCTAACATTATCGAACAGGTTGCTAAGAACTACAACAAAGCCTATATACTCGCAGAAGTGAATGACATTGGTGAGCAGGTAACAAATATTCTTCATTACGATTTAGAGTATCCAAATATTCTAATGTGTGCGATGAGAGGTAGAGCAGGTCAGATTGTCGGTCAAGGATTTTCTGGAACCAAATCTCAGTTAGGTTTGAAAATGTCAAAGGTGACTAAAAAGGTTGGTTGTTCTAACTTGAAAACGTTGATTGAAGATGATAAGTTGTTAATTCCAGATTATGAAATCATTAGTGAGTTAACAACATTCATTCAAAAAAATCAATCTTTTGAGGCGGACGATGGATATAACGATGATCTTGTAATGTGTTTGGTCTTGTTTGCGTGGTTGGCGGTTCAACCCTATTTCAGGGAGATGACTGATAACGATGTTCGCAAGAGAATCTACGAAGAACAGAAAAATCAAATAGAACAAGATATGGCTCCCTTTGGATTTATATCAGATGGTGTTGATGATATAGAAGAAAAATTTATAGACGAAGATGGAAACGTTTGGTATACCGATGGATATGGCAATCCATATTCAGATGTAAAATACGTGTTAGGTTTCTGATGGATATAGAAGATCAATTTTCATTAGAACATTTATTGTTTAGAGAAAGACAATGTAGAACTTGTTATGAAATAAAAGATTTGATGTCAGATTTTTACGTGATTAGAAAAACAAAAAAATATCTTCCATCGGCATATTCTTACGAATGTAAAGAATGTACTATAAAAAGAATACAAAAAAATAGAAAAATAAAAAATAAATTTATTAATTTATACGAATACCCTGACTGGTAATTGTTCATGCATTGTTTCCCAATTTGAAATACTCAAAATAATAAATACTTTTAGATTAAAATGAACTACTTCACGAGGAAAAAAACATGGCAGGTCAAGTATCACCTGGAATTGTTCTAAGAGAGCGTGACTTAACTACTCAAACTATTGTAAACGTACAAGCAAATGCAGCAGCATTGGTTGGTAGTTTTGCAAAAGGTCCAGTAGGTGTTGTTACAGATATCTCTACAGAAAGAGAACTCTTAGAAATTTTCGGAGAACCAAATACTAATAATTACGAAGATTGGTTTGTTGCACAAACATATCTCTCATATGGTGGTAGAGTAAAAGTTGTTCGTATAGCAGACACAACGCTCAAAAACGCTGTTGATAACGGAACAGCTCCATTGATTAAATCTCTCAACGATTACATTTTAAATTATTCATCTTATACCACATGGAAATTTGCAGCTCGCACTCCTGGTATTCATGCAAATGGTTATAAAGTATCCACCATTGATGGCAGTTCTTTTAGTGGAACTTTTTCTGGATTGTCTAGCGCCAATGATGATGAAGTAACCATTTTGACAGGAACTGGAACTGGTGCATCGTTTAATATTACAGTTACTCAAGGTTCTACTACTTATACAGTTGCTATAGCAGCAGGTGGTGGTGGATCTGGATTTGTTGTTGGAAACACTATTAAAATTCTTGGTACTGCTTTAGGTGGTGCATCACCAGCAAATGATTTAACTCTTACCGTAGGAACCGTAAATTCGGGTGTTATTACTGCAGTTAGTGTTTCTGGAACTGCAGCAACAAATGCGGCTTATCAATCAAAATATGTATTTGGCACTACTCTGTGGTCATCAATTGTTGCTGCTCCAGCAGATTCAAATACAATGCATATTGCGGTTGCAGATTCAAATGATAATATTTTAGAGACATTTTTATATACATCAAAAAATTCAACTGCAAGAGATGATCAAGGAAGTTCTATATATTTTGCAAATATCATTAGAGATAAATCAGCATATGTTTACCCTGGTTCTGCATCATTGACAGCTGGATCTCAAACTTATACATTAGCAAATGGAGTTGATTCTTACACATCTAGTATTTCAAATATAACTGCTGCATTTGATGCTTTTGATAATGCAGAGGAAATCGAAATTGATTTTGTTTTAGCAGGCGGAAGTTTAGTTACAGAAGCAGATCAAGTAACTAAAGCGCAAAAAACAATTTCTCTTGCAACAAATAGAAAAGATTGTATTGCTTTTATTTCTCCTCATGTCGGAATGCTTTCTCTTACTAGTAACGCTGCAAAAAGAGATGATATTATTTCCTTTTTTGATACCGTAGGCACTAGCAATTCATACACTGTTTTTGATAGTGGTTATAAGTATATTTACGACAAGTATAATGATACATATCGCTATATTCCTTGCTGTGGTGATGTTGCTGGTCTTTGTGTTCAAGTTTCTGCTATACAAGAAGATTGGTTCTCTCCTGCTGGATTGAATAGAGGAAACTTAAAGAACGTGGTAAAACTAGCATATTCTCCATCCTCAAAAGATAGAGATATGCTCTATTTAAAGAGAGTAAATTCTATTGCTACTTTCCCTGGTCAAGGCACTGTTCTTTTTGGCGACAAAACTGCTTTAGCAACGCCAAGTGCATTTGATAGAATTAATGTTCGTCGTTTGTTCCTATCTATCGAAAAAAGAATTGGTCAACTCGCCAAAACGGTTATGTTTGAATTGAATGATGAAACCACAAGAACTGCATTCTACTCATCAGCAAATTCTTATCTTTCCGAAGTACAAGCAAAGAGAGGACTTATTGATTATCTCGTAGTTTGTGATACTTCAAATAATACAACAGATATTATTGACAGAAATGAATTTGTTGCTGAAATTTATATTAAACCAACCCGCGCAATTAACTACATTTCTGTTACTTTTGTTGCTACGAGATCTGGCGTAGAGTTTTCAGAAGTAATTAGATCTAACGGTTAATATTATTTCAAAAACTATTTACGAGGTAAAAAACGATGGCAATTAAGAGTAATGTAAAGGAATTTTTATCAACTATTCAGCAAGGCGTAAGACCCAATCTGTTTCTTGTTGATATTAAATTTCCAACTGCAGCTGGATTATCTTTTCCAACAAGTACAGATCTAGAACTAGTAAATATTCTATGCAAGTCAGCTGCTCTACCAGCATCTAACTTAGGCGTAATTGAAGTTCCTTTCCGTGGAAGAACGGTAAAGATTGCTGGGGACAGAACATTTGACACATGGACTGCAACATTCATAAATGATAAGACCTTCAAAATTCGTCACTACATGGAGTTATGGATGCAATCAATCAATAGTCACGAAGGTAATACTGCAAACCTAATTGTTCCAAATAATACTTCTGGATATACTGCTGATCTTACAGTTAAACAACTCGAAAGAGATAGTAGTGTTGAAGGTAGCGTTATCAGAGCGTACAAATTATGGGGATGCTTCCCTACTAATATTTCTCAAATCGATCTTGCTTATGATAGTAATGATCAAATTGAAGATTTTACAGTGGAGTTCCAACTCCAGTATTGGAATGTTGATTCATCAGGTACGGGCACATCTCCTGGATCGATTAGTTAAATAATC